CTGGGCAAAAGGTGTGGTAGACAAAGTGATGGAAGATGTTAATTGGTTAAAAACAGAAATTTTACTGTTCATAGACTCTGGCATTATTGCTCCACTCATAGACGCGGAACGAGCCATAACGAACTGGGCAAAAGGTGTGGTAGACAAAGTGATGGAAGATGTTAATTGGTTAAAAACAGAAATTTTACTGTTCATAGACTCTGGCATTATTGCTCCACTCATAGAAGTGGAGCGAGATATAAAAAGTCGGGTAAAGGGTTTGGTGGACGGAATAACGTATTTGGTAAACACTTACATAGTTTCGCCACTAAATACTGCTTTCCAGTGGATTGGCGAAAGACTTGCGTGGATTCAAGAAAAAATTGAAATGGCGCTTAAGTGGATAGTTGATAAAGTAACGGCACTAATAACAAAAATCAGCAAGCAACTGTACTCCATGACCAATCTTGATCCGCTCATTGAAAACTGGAATAAACTATGGAACCAACTTACAGAAAAACCTGAACAATTTAAGAATGATGTTGACAAGCGGTTTTCTGACTTGCAGGAGAAAATCGTTGTAACCTGGCGAGCGATCCCAGCCTTCTTGGAAGGCGTCTGGAAGAATGTCACGCAAGGCATGGCGCGGGCTTGGAACTGGATGGTCATGGGTATTTACGGCTCGATCAATGATGTCATCAGGCTATGGAATTCTGTTACTTCGAGGATCAACAATATCTCTCCTATAAAATTTGCGCTCATCCCAGAAATTTCACCTGGTTTCCTCGTACCAGAGTTTGCAAAAGGCGGATTCGTTCAGCGTCCGACGCTAGCGATGGTCGGCGAAGGGCACAATCCCAGGGAATATGTAATTCCGGAGGATGGCATGGACGCGGCAGCCGCAGGGTGGCACAGAGGCCTCCGCGGGGACGCGCTCGTTGCCGCCTGGCAGACCCCAGGACTGGCGCCGGGACGATCTACCCTGCATCCGGTCAGCCGCGCTCCTGGCGGCGACACAATCGCTCCCACGATCAGGATCGAGGCCAACAGCGGCCCTGTTTTTCAGATGCCCGACGGATCGCAGTGGGTAAGCAGGGCTGAGTACCTGTCCGGCTTGGCGGCCACATCTAGAGCCACAATCGATGCCATGACACGAATCAACAGCGGCGCCGCCGCCAGAGCAAGGAGGAGGGCATGACACCACGATCATCTGCCGCCTTCTTAGATCTAATCACGTCTGGCGGCGTCACGGTGCGTCGCTGGCAATCAGGCTGGATCGATCAGTCCGTCAGCTGGGAGGGGGCGTCCTGGCAATTCCGGGAGTTTGAGTGGCGCGGCATCACATCTGGCGGCATCTCTAGCTCCAGCCCGGCGACGATCGCGTTTATCCATCTGCCTTCAATTGCAGCAGACCTGCGAGAGGCAGACCAGGGAATGTGGTTGGGGCGTCTACGCGTTTACCACCGTGCGGAGGATATCCTGCTGCCGTCAGCAGATCAAGTGCTAGTTGGGGTGTTCATCGGTCAGATTGTGATACAAAACATTACGCAAGATCAGATTGAGATTTCCCTGGACAATGGCCAGGCTGCCATTGGTGGCCAGTTTCCGCCAACGATCGCGACAACAGCGATGATTGGCATTCCATGCCAGCTGGCGGTATAAACCATGCCAAGCGGTCACTTCAGGAATGAGCCACCTCTATTGGCCTACAAAGTTACAGAACTTGGCACTGGCAGGACAATAAATATACCGACATTAGAAAGCCTAAACCTGCCGACATTAGAAGAGCTTATTGAGCGCTCTGGTGGGATAGAGGCTTTCCTGCGGGAGCAGTCGATCGCGGCGCAGGAATCGCGAGCGGCAGCCGATGCTACGACCGCAGTACGCAGCCAGCCCTCAGCGAGGGAGACGGCCTTGACAACACCGATCAAGGCCGTGGCCATTGGGGATCGCGTGCCAGTCGTGTTCGGCAGACGCTTGCCTGGCGGGACAGGAGGCATCATGGTCCAACCGAAAGCAACGGAGATAGAGATAACCAATACAGCGACATCACTCACTGTTAGATATCATTGTGTTTTGGGTGATGGTTTAATCGGCTCTGTGCAGGTGCGCGACGTTAGAAATGGTCTGAGCCGCCAAGGATCGTTCTCGCAGAACTACAACAAGCGAGCGGGTTCTTGGTCATCAGGAAACAAGACCCGTGCCGACTCTAGCTACACTTTGCCGGTCCTGCCACAGAACTGTGGGATCGGAGGAAACTATAAAGGTGTGTCTACGATTGAATTCACAAATACCTATCCGATCGATTCCGATGCCTGGAAACAAAGCTGGAACGTATTCGTCAGGAATGGTATGCAAATCGATCGTGGCAGGTTATTGGATGGAGTGGTGGGTCCAAGCAATAACATTTGTGACTTACTTATCTGGGCATTAACCAAATCAGGACAGCTCAAAGAATCACAAATCAACATGACAGAGATGGTCAAGACAGCGACATTTATTAATGTCAATGAGTTATACTGCGATGCGGAGTTTTTTGATGTGGTCAACCTAGCAGACTTCCTTGTTTCGATCCTGCCAGCCTTCCTGCTAAGAGAAACAACAATCGATGGCAAGTTTGCTGTTGTTCCGTTATTGCAGACGAATCCTGATGGAACAATAAAGACGACACCTATAATCCCAGACTATGTTCTCACTGAGCAGGCAATCGTGCCAGGTACTTACTCTGCCCGCCCCGCATCATTTGATGCACGCAAACCACTGCAGATCAGTGCCCTTTGGCGGCAACAAACCAGCGAGACAGAGCCGTCCATGGACCGTGATCTGCAGGTTGGCGTGAGCGACGATGTGCTGCCAGTGGTGGAGGAGTTTGATCTGCGAGCATTCGCCACATCTGAAAGGCACGCGGCGCTGGCTGCGGGATATCGTCACGCCATGAGGTCGTTAGGGGGCGGGACAGGCTCTGTGTCGCTGGCCGCAGGAACCCAGTCGGGTCAGATGCGGCAGGGCCAGATCGCGCAGGTCTGGCTCCAGCTCGCGTCGGAACGGGAGCCATTCGGAGCGATTTCCACGCTGTGGTGGATCGATCAAATCTCGCTGGCCGAGAATGGATCAGAGACACTGCAGTTGATTGAATGCCCCGTGGACTCCCGTGGCCGAAGCTTGGTCGCTCTACGCACGTTGGAGGCCAGGGCCCTAGCGCCAGGCGTAGAACTGCCCTACCCTGCGATCGGCGCCAGTGACGAGCCAGGACGCGACAGTGACAATACGGTGCCACCGGATACCACCGGGGGAGTCCCGTTCACCGACGGCCGTGGAGGCGGGACCAACCGGTTCAATCGCGTCAATCTGCAGCGACAAGGCCCACCTGCGGAGCCCCCAGGCCCGCCAACCGATGGCGGTGGTGGATCTGGTGGTGGATTCCGCGGCAATCTGATTGAAGCTGGCGGCGAGCCTCGGAAGGGCGACAACCGACCTGGCGGGAACAAGGTCTGGACTGGGCCCACCACCCCTGCCGGCAAGCTGGGTCCAATCGTCACCCACGCCTGGCCTGGTGAGTGCGAGTTTGGCCTAGCAACAGTTAAGACGCGAATACGAGGCATCTCGTTTGGTGCTGGCGGCATGTCTTTTGGCTACGCAGATATACAAATCGATACAGTTGAGAGAGTCTCTTATGAGCTGCTACCAGAACCAGGAAGCTACGAGGGTGTGATTGTGCCAATGTATGAAGTGCGTTATTCTGGCGGCACACCATACGCAGAAACCGTGCTGCGGATTGGTGATTCAACCGAGACCCCATTTGACGAGCGAGGAAGATTCAGGATAGAAGAGTTGTCCTGGCGCTGCCGTCAACGCGACGGCACATCAGGCCCCCTTAGGAATGCCAGTGATCCGCCCCTATGACATTTCCAGCACTGAGGCCTACCAGCTGGCCGCGACAGCACGGCACATATCCTGCGTCGATCGTGACCACGATCGATGGTCACACCTCAGTTGTGCGACACTCAGATTTAGAGACAGGAGGACGAGTCTCACTGAGCTTTGTTCTAACCGAGCAACAGTTCCTTGATATAATCGAGCACCATGAAGAGCATGGATCAGTTTTTAGTTTTGATTTTGATCCAGTAACCCTTCCTGCATATCAAACACCATCTGGATATCGATGGAAATATGTTGACTCGCCACAAGTAACAGATAGACACACTGATATCTTTAATGTTTCTTGCGTATTTGAAGCAAGTCTGTTTAGCGACTACAGGCTAAGCCAGCAAACGGCAATTGTTTATATTCAGGCTGTAGGTGCTGCGCCGTCAATCGCGCGCACCGTGGCACCGTCGCCGCCAACGATGACCATCAGCGGCCTGGCGGGGGGCGTCACCACCAGCGGCTGGGTTGCTGTCGCTGGCATCGAAGCCGGTGCCAGCTGGCAGTACAGCACCGACGGCGGCGCCACCTGGGAAGCCGCCAGCGACGGCGCTGGCGGCTTCCAGGCCCCAACCGCTGCGTACTTGGCAGGCGCGATTCGGGCGAGACAAACGGCAGGGGGGCTGACCTCCTCCGCGGCGCAGACTGCCGCTGCGGTGGTGGTGGCCGATCCATCGACTGCGGTGATCGTCGCCACGATCGCCTCAGGAGCCACAGGCACGGGTACGGTCGCTCTGCCCCGATCGTTCCTGCCATGGCGGATCACCTCCAGCCATGCCGGCTGGTTTTCGATCTACTCCAGCGCCGCTGGTGCAGCACTGGACACCACGCGTCTGCGGGCTCAGGAGATGGTCCGGGAAGCCGGGGTCATCCGCGATCCCGTGTTCGTGGCGGCCGGCACGATCAACCTGTCTCCTCCCCTGCCAGCCGCGAACCATGAAGTGCCGCAAACGAACACCTATCCGTGGCGGTTCGTAAATGACGGAGCATCAGGAGAAGTTGTGATAACGTTATCCTATGTGTTGATCGGTTCGTATTGAAATGGCTGTTACAACTCAAACGTATCCAGCGACGCCTTCCCTTCCATATACAGCTGCAAATTTTGCTAGCTATATGGAATCAGCACTATCAGACGCTGGCTTTACCACATGGTTTGATTCGTTCACTGACGGCGCACTAGAACATAGAGTGCTGAGAATAATTTATGACGCTGGAAAAACATACGGAACCACGTATTACTGGTTCATCTTCTCTGGCGCAGATATGTATATTCATATTGCTACCGGGTGGAACATCTCTACGCACAAGCCGACTGGTGATCAATACCTGGATTATTATAGCAATGCAACAAACACCACTTCGTTTCACCTCCGTCTGGCGGTTCAGAATGCCAGCCAGTCCCTGACCGTGACCAGATGGACAAGCCAAGAACGATCAAACTTTAGCGTGTTTTTAATAAGAAATGGCACGATTGAATATAATTTCTTTATTGATCCTACGGCACCTACAGCATCGCTCGTCGATCTTAATAAGGTCTGTTATACATCGATGTTCTGGTCTCGGACGCGAATCGTCAACCGAGTAGCGACCGTGAATTTCCAGTTGTTCCCTATGATCTTGCGACGGCACTTCCTAGGAGCTGGCCTACGATCGAATACAAGCGCTGATGAATATGGTATATCGTCATCCGGTACTTCTCCCTGGCAGCCCATCTCGTCCGCAGAGGCAAGGCTGGGAGGGTTTTGCTACGGCTTTACTGGAAACGCGGCAGGTTCAACATCATTCCAGTTTTCGCTAGGTCTTACCGCTGTTCTTCCCGTGGGATTTACTAACGTAAACGGAGCGTACTCGTCCGACTACAAACCACCTTTTACCGGCATGAGACTGAATGCGTATTCACCTGCTGTATTGCCAGCTGATTTTTCTATTCTGGGAGCATACACATCAATTACACTGACTACGGCATCGTCGATCATCATTGAAGCTGGCGTTGAAGTCGGCCAGATCATTGCCGTCGCTAATGGCGGCGTACTCGGTGAAGGCCCAGGTGCGGTTTTCTACGCTCGGACCACCTGATGCCAGCCTCAGTCGATACAGGCTCGCTGGGGCTCACGGCGCTGCGCGATCCGGTGGCATTTGGAGTGCTCAGCCTGCCTGCTGGCGTTTTCGTTGCGGGAGCGACAGGGAGCGTCACAGCGGTCTCTCTGGGCCTCGTTGCGGGAGCGGCCGGGCGCAACCTGCCTATGACCGTCATCGATCCGGTGACGGCCCTGTTGATTGGAATCAACTGCCCAGCGGTGCCGATCTATCCGCCAACCGGAGATCGATACTATGATGCACGTGTTTATTTGTAGCCATGACCCTATACACACCAGACAGCCTTTCTTATGACCTGTGGCGACAACGTATTGCTGTCAGTGATACCTTTCGCGCCATGCTTCTTGGCTCAAGCTACACATTTAACACTGGTGCTCATTCTAGGCGATCACATGTAGTTGCCTCGGAGATTGCCGCTACTGGCGGATACACTGCCGGGGGAGTTGCTGTAACGATTTCTGACTCGCTTGACACAACGCAGCACGCGCACATTCTGACGCTATCCCTGGCTTCGATCGGAACGGGACCGATCACAGCGCAGTACGTCGCCTACGTTAAATGGCGCGGCGGCGCTGCCACGGCAGATGAGTTGATTGCAGTCCTAGATCTGGGACGGACTATTGTCAGTGACGGCGCCTTTATCGTGCCAGCCCAGACAATCAAGTTTGCAAAATTCTGATGGCAACATTTCCCAGTATTCAAGCGGACGAGCGAAGTTATGCCGTTGCGCCATCTCCGTTTGCAGAGGTGAGACAGCTCAATGGGTTTGCGGTTGTGTTTCAGCGAGGGCGCACAGCTACAAATCACCCGTTTGAGATTACTTTTCCGGCATTAACTAGATCCACGGCAGAGTTAATATCGAGTCACTACCGAGGGCAGCGACAACACACACCATTTGATATTCCGTCATCACTATGGCAATCCCATGCTAGTTTATATGACGTGGTTCCTGCAAATCAGCTATATCGCTACATCAGTCCACCGTCATGGGATCCTACGGAAGGATGCCTGTTTAATGTTACAATTCAAATTCAATCCGTGTTTGTTGTATGACGACTGATCTGGCAACAGTGCGCGACGCTGCGGAGTGGGCCATCCGCCAGGGTTACCTGTCGCCACACCAAGGAGCGGCTCTCTCGGCGCTTGACGCGCAGCTGAGCAAACAGCAGCGAGAGGAGTTTAGCCAGGCCTGGCGCGCGCAGGGCTCTCCTGCCGCTCCTGTCGCTGCTGCCAAGGCGTTGGCGATCGATCCGGCAATCATTTTGTCGGTGCCGTATTTGAGCCAGCGCGATAGTGCCACAGCCCAGGGAGATCGGATGTGCTTCGCATCAACCTGCGCCATGGCGGTTGAGTGGCTCAAGCCAGGGTGCCTGGCAGGGGCGGGACAGCCGGACGATCGGTACCTGGCGCTCCTTCAGCGGTTTGGCGACACCACCGACGCGCAGGCGCACGTGCGTCTCTTGCACTCCCTTGGGTTCCCGACCGCCAGGTTCGGCAGCAACGGCACCAAGGACATCCTTTTGGCAGAGCTGCGTGCGGGGAGGCCAGTCGCCGTCGGCTGGCTGCACCATGGCCCTGTCGCTCGTCCCAGCGGTGGTGGGCACTGGAGCCTGGTGGTGGGTTGGGAACCAGGGCCTGATGGCGGCACGCTGGCAATTCACGACCCGTTTGGCGAGGCAGATCTAAGATCGGGGGGCTACGCACCGAAAAACTCCCCGGCCAATCCTGATGCCGGCAGGTTTCAGCGGTATTCGTGGCGGAACTGGTCTCAGCGATGGATGGTTGATGGGCCTGGATCAGGTTGGTTCATCAAATTTAACTGATGCAAAAGGAGGCTAGAAGCAGCCTCCTTTGTATATCCAGTAGCACAACAATTGTCTAGGCAAACCTCCCACAAACAACCGCCATTATTAGCTCTGACTACTCTCCACAAGGCGTGAGCCGGGAGCGACTGGAGTGCTGTCATAATGGCGGTTGAAGGTGGCCTTAGCCTAGGATCCAGGTTGGTACTTGGGGCAGTTCTTCACGGGTCAGGCGTCGCTTGATTGGCTTGGGCTTGGGATCCGCAGGAGGCTCGATTTTGTTCAGCTCTTTTACGGTCAGAAGCCGTCCAAATTCCTGTCGGACTCCAGTAAGAATGCCGCCAACCGAGACGAAAGATCCGCCTTTTAGCAGCAGTATCGACTCATGGAGTCTATAACCAGTAGCATAGCAATAAATGATATCATCCTTAGCAACTCTTGCATTTTCATGTGTGTCAAGACAGCACAGACTAAAGTGCCACACTGGCTCAGGAATTGACTCTAGCTGTGCTGGAACAATGTTGAATGCACGCCCACGAAGGTGAACGTATTGAGGCTTTGGAGCGTGGTAGAATCTCATGATAGTTAATTGGTGGTGGTTATCAGTGGGCGCCAGCAATCGCCGCAGGCAGCGGTAGGGCGTGGGCGGGGAGCCAGTGGGTGGCCTCGTCAGCCAGCCATTCGCGGCGCATCATTCGCCACCTACCGCTGTAGGGCAATGGGTCGTGCTGGACCCAGCCCCAACACCATTGCCCCCGACCTGTTCGCGGATTGGTGGTTCAATCCTCCGCCCCCGGCAGCCGCTCACTCACCGGCACGGGCGCGGGGTGGCGCTGGGCCAGCAGCTCGGCGGCTCGGCGCATTTGGTCTGCAGTCATGGTGCAGAGGTTGTAATGCTCAGCCTCGACACACTCAGCATCGGCACGCAAAACCGCCACCAGCTCCGCCACCTCCCCCTCAGCGGGTCGGCCAGCAGGGCCTGGCGCGTCTTCATACAGATCCCACGCATCCCCTACAGCGGTTGCCACGTCTGGATTCATTGGCTTGGATTCAGCCGCCAGGCGGCTTGCCAGGCTTGCCAACCGCTCGCTCAACGGCACGGGCGCGGGGTGACGCTGCTCTAGCAGCTCAGCGGCGCGGGTGAGAAGTGGTGGCAGATCATTGTCGACGAGCGACCCCAACCTGTCCTCTTCGTTTATGTGGTGAGCATGTTCTTTCAGTTCTTTCACCAGCTCCGCCACCTCTCCCTCGGCGGGCAGAGCAACTTGTAAGGAATCCTTACCAGTTGGAGCAGGCTCAGCCTTGGCCAGGGTGGCAAGGGCGGCATAGAACGAGTCGCTCCACGCAGGCACGGGCCCGTCACGGTCGGTCGTCTCATTCAGCCGGGCAACCAGCCGCTCCAGAGCGGCGCGGATCGGGTCATCATTGGCCAGGGGGGGCTGGGCATTAACCATGGATGGAACAATCCAGCCGCCAGAGGAAAGGGCTTGGGTTTGAGCCCAGGCCCTCCAGACCAGTTTCTCATCGGAATCCAGTGAATCCCACTGGTTGAACTCATCGGCTTGGCGGTTCCATTGCTCTCGAAGCTCCTGCTCCGAGAAAGGGCCGGATGGAATGTCATCGTTGGTTTTCATTGGTGGTGTCTTCGGTTGATAGGTGATTGGTATGCAAAGCGGCGAGTGGTTGAAGTCGCTCATTCCGTTACCTCCGCCGCAGGCAGCGGTAGGGCGTGGGCGGGGAGCCAGTGGGTGGCCTCGTCAGCCAGCCATTCGCGGCGCATCATTCGCCACCTACCGCTGTAGGGCGCAGGGTCGTGCTGGACCCAGCCCCAAAACCATTGTTCCTGACCTGTTCGCGGATTGGTGGTGCAATCCTCCGCCCCCGGCAACCGCTCACTCACCGGCACGGGCGCGGGGTGACGCTGCTCTAGCAGCTCAGCGGCGCGGGTGAGTTGGTCGTGTTCTCCCACATCTCCATACTCATCCATGACAAAATCGCCATAGATGCGCAGAAACTCCACCAACTCCCTCACCTCCCCCTCAGCCGGTGGCGCGGGCTGGTGGCCCCAACGACTATGGTGGTGGCTCAAGATCGCTTCGGCCAGGGCCGCTGCGCCCAGGCTGTTATTGCCGTCAACCTCTCGGATGATTGCGGCAAGCGCCAGGATCGCGTCGGTCTCTACTGCTGGCGCGGGGTGCGAAAAACAGCCAGCCGTTGTGTAAACCGTAAAGTGTTTCATTTGTGATTGGTAAATGTTTGTTGCTGGCCCAACCAGCGATGGAGGCTTATTTAGGCCGGGTTGATCTCGATTGGTGTCCAGTCGTGTGATCTGTTGCTGGGGGTCGATCCTCGTGGCCGTGGCCGGGGTACGTCCCATCCGCCCCGCAAGAAGAATAACAGCTCCTGATAATGCAACGCAGTTTGTTGTAACTCGTTACAGGATGTTTGTGGGCGACTGGGATGCCTTCTTGGCAGGGGGAATCCATCCCCACAGCCGCAGCCACTGGCGGAGGGCTAGGCCACTAGGTGTGCCGTCCGGCAAATGAAACAGCTTGAGGAGTAGATCCCCGACCACTTGGTCTGCGGTTCCGTTTTCTAGTTCACGCAGCGACGGGCCAACCGTTTGCGATCGACTGTGAAGCAGTGGATCGTAGGTGTTGTCTTCGCAGAGCCTGGGCTGCCTCCAGATGGTGACCGTGCCGCCAGGGTGACGCGTGGCCCAGCAGCCGGGGCCTCGAAAGGTCAGGGGGCGACCCTCTGCGGGAATCGATTCCAGCTGGAATCCCAAGGCTCGCAGCAGCGCCGCAGACTCCGAATTCCAAGGTAACTGAGCAAACGACTTCCAGTCTGGAGAGATTGTGACATCATGTGTCATTTGTTTTTTTGATCAGCGAACGAGGATGGGGCAGGAATCAGAACACAAGCGGATGGATGGAAGACCAAAATCAGCGCTAGGACTCCAATCCCGAGAATCAGCAGGGCAGCAAGGCGTCGCCAAAACACGATTCGTTTGGCCAGCTGGCGAGCGTGGATGTAGGGCGAGATGTGTGATGGGTGTTTGTGGGTCATTGCTGGCGATCGAGGCATGTAGGCACACGGTATCCCGTTGGCAGGGCTAGCAGCGCCTCAGAGGCTGCCCAGGTGGTGGCGACGGTCAGGTCGCCAGAGATTCGGCCTAGCCCGGATCTGGCCAGTGATGCTGCCTGATGGTGCAGGGGTCGCCCTCGATCGATCGCGTTGTCTGCGATCGCCGCCGCCAGATCACCAGCGGCGTCGAGCACAACCAGGAGCGCGAGCACCAGGGGGCGATTAGTTTCGTCTACTGGCCCCATGGCGGCCTCACAAAGAGCGATCTCATCAAGATCAGACACGGCGACGATGGCAGCTACCAGCTGCTCCGCGCGGGTTGAGCTAGGAGCGAGGGAATCAGTCATGACAGGGAGCACAGAGGCGAAAACCAACGCAGATGAAGCGGTCGTCTTGAAGTCCCCTGTGCCGGGAGGCCGACCGGCAGTCCCACGGGTTACTGAACCAGGAGCCGCCGCGCAGCACTCTCACTAAATTATTACCACTATCATCGATCCACGGACTACCATCTGTAGGTGCATTGTCATAAGTGTCGTGCCAGTGATCAGCGCACCATTCCCAAACATTGCCGTGCATGTCATATAATTCCCAGGCATTAGCTGGGAAACTACACACATCTGTGGATTTTTCCCTATAGATCTCCTTGACACTAGAGTAGCTGGCCATATCTGGTCTCAGCGTCTCTCCAAAAGCAAAAGGTGTAGTTGTGCCTGCGCGGCAGGCATATTCCCATTGCGCTTCACTGGGCAGGGTGCATTGCTGGCCTGTTTTTTGATTGAGACGTTGACAAAACTCCATCGCCTCTTCCCAGCTAACATACTCGATGGGGCGGTTGGGCCCCCAAAAGCTTGCACGAGCTGGATCCAGATCCAGCTGGATTTTTGGCCAACGTGCCACCACCCGCCATTGGGCTTGAGTGACTGGGGTCTGGCCGAGGAAAAAGCTCTTCAGTGTAACCAGATGTTGGGGGCCTTCATTATCGAAACGATATTTTTCTCCCGCTGGGGAGCCCATCAAAAACTGACCAGCAGGAATTTTTACAAGCTTAATTGGTTGTTCTCCTTCAAGTGGTTGAACTAAAGAAGTGGAAAGAGTCATGGCGTGAATTGATAAATAGAGCGAGTGAGTTAGTTAGGGCAGGGAACACAAAGGCGGAAACCAACGCAGTCGTTGCGGTAGTCTTGATGCCACCCTTTCCGGTAGGCCGACCGGCAGTCCCACGGGTGACTGAACCAGGAGCCGCCGCGCAGCACTCTCAATAAATTATTACCACTATCATCGATCCACGAACTACCATCTGTAGGTGCATTATCATAATTGTCGTGCCAGTGATCAGCGCACCATTCCCAAACATTACCGTGCATGTCATATAATTCCCAGGCATTAGCCGGGAAACTACACACATCTGTGGATTCTTCCCTATAGATCCCCTTGACACTAGAGTAGCTGGCCATATCTGGTCTCAGCGTCTCTCCAAAGGCAAAAGGTGTAGTTGTGCCTGCGCGGCAGGCATATTCCCATTGCGCTTCACTGGGCAAGGTGTAATTGTAGTTTGTGTACTGGTTGAGACGTTGACAAAATTCCATCGCCTCTTCCCAGCTCACCCTCTGAACGGGGCGGTTAGGCTCCTGAAAGCGTGAAGGATTTGGATCCAATTCGAGTTGAATTTTTGGCCAACGTGCCACCACCCGCCATTGAGCTTGCGTGACTGGGGTTTGGCCAAGGAAAAAACTTTTCAGCTTGACCAGATGTTGGGGACCTTCATTATCGAAACGACCTTTCTCTTCCGCTGGGGAGCCCATCAAAAACTCACCAGCAGGAATTTTTACAAGCTCAATTACAAGCTCAATTGGTTGTCCTCCTTCAAGTGTTTGAATTAAAGAAGTGGAAAAAGTCATGGCGTGAATTGATGAATAGAGCGAGTAAGTTAGTCAGGGCAAGGAGCACAAAGGCGGAAACCAACGCGGTCGGCGCGGTCGTCTTGATGCCACCAGTGCCGGCAGGCCGACCGGCAGAGCCACGGGTGATTGACCCAGGAGCCGCCGCGCAGCACTCTTGATAAATTATTACGACTATCATTGATCCACGAACTACCATCTGTAGGTGCATTGTCATAATTGTCGTGCCAGTGATCAGCGCACCATTCCCAAACATTACCGTGCATATCATGCAGCCCCCAAGCATTAGCTGGAAATGTATATACGTCTGTGGTTTGTTTCCCATTAATTGCCGTGGCATAACAGTGGTTAGCCATATTTGGTCTCAGCGTCTCTCCAAAGGCAAAAGGTGTTGTCGTCCCAGCGCGGCAGGCATATTCCCACTGCGCTTCACTCGGCAGGGTCCATTGCTGGCCTGTTTTTTGATTGAGACGTTGACAAAATTCTATTGCCTCTTCCCAGCTCACCTGCTCCACGGGGCGGTTGGGCCCCAAAAAGCGTGAAGGATCTGAATCCAATTCGAGTTGAATTTTCGGCCAACCTGCCACCACCCGCCATTGGGCTTGAGTGACTGGGGTTTGGCCGAGAAAAAAACTATTGAGCTTGACTAGATGCTGGGGACCTTCATTGTCGAAACGATCTTTCTCTTCCGCTGGGGAGCCCATCAAAAACTCACCAGCAGGAATTTTAATAAGCTCAATTGATAGTAGCTTGTTAATTTTTTCCGCTGGGAGGCCCATCCACGATTTACCAGCAGGGATGTTTACAAGCTCAATTGATAGTAGCTCGTCAAGTTTGTGTGTTAAATCAGTCATGGCGTGAATTGATGAATAGAGCGAGTAATCTTGCCTTCGCGTTCAAGGAGCCGGCGGCGAAGGTGGTGGTTTTCGTGGCACAGGCGACTCATGTTGGCGGAGCACAGCCACCAGGTCACCAGGCCACCTGCGAGGAGCCCGATCAGGCCTAGGCACGTCCCTGCCGCCAGGACCAGGGCTACGGTCGTGTCTGGGGTCACTGCAGGTCCTCCTGGGGCGAGGTGAGCTGCATCAGTAACTCGATCCGATCCTCCCGCGAGAGATCATTTGCGGGGAGTCCCAGAGCTTTTGCAACCAGCTGGATCTGGGCATCGTTCATGGCGTTTAAAACAGCGCGTTTTGTGATAGTGAAAAGTTTCATGGCAGGAGGTTAGGGGAGCGTTGCTCGGCGGTCAGCACTTCAGCCGAGTAGTCGTCGTCTGCGGAGACGCGGGCTTCCAGGACAGCTTCCAGCAAGTCTTCGTAGAGCGGAAAATCGTCAATATCAATACTGAGCAATTCAGCTTGCTGCCGCAAAGTTTGCATCTTGGCAAATCGTGATCTAGACCATTGCAAACCGAAATTAAACTTAACTGGAGTCGTTACATCCACGGGTTCGATCGGAGCATCATCCTGCGGCCGCCTGCGCGAGCCCAGCAGCAACGCCGCCAAGGGAAGCAGTAAGTCACGAGCGATCATAACAACTGCCAGCGCAGTAATTATGCAAATTTTGAAGATTACGTCTTCAGTCGAGAAGGTTTTGTTCATTGAAGTAATGAGCGATTGATCAGCATGACGCCAGGTCAGTTGCTGATATGACGTGACTATGGCCTGGCGGATGCCGTGTTGGAGCAGCTCAGATTGTTTCGTTACAATCTGTAGGAGTTCACGATCTGATCTGATCCGCTTCCGCCAGGAGCTTCAGCGTTATCGGGTGGGATAGATCTAACCCTAGCCATTCAACCAGCGCCAGCAGTCTGGCGCGATCACAGATGTCATCCACCTCCGTTAGAGAGTAGACCATGGCCCCCTCTAGGGCAGCATTTTCCGCCTTTCGCCAAATCCGCTGAAGATCACTGCTCATGCCGCACCTTCCCCGCGCGGGCCCAGCACATTGAAACGGGGCGGGCCCAGCAGATCGAGACGGCTGACGCGAACGATCAATTTACTGCGACCTTCTCCAGTGTCCTTGTCAGTCCAGCTTTGTACATTGAGTGAGCCTGTGATGCCCAGCAGCGACCCCTTGTGCACGTAATCCGCCGCCACCTGGGCCTGCTTGCCCCAAATCTCTAGATTAAACCAGTCGGTCCCATCGTCGCGACGGATGCGATTGACGGCAAGGCTGAGGTTGGCTACGGCGTTGCCGGATTCCAGGTAGCGCACTTCCGGGTCGCGGCCGGCGCGGCCTACTAGGCAAACAGAGTTGAGAGTGGGAAGCTCATCTGGAGAAACCGCATGGATTGAGCCCACTTCCAGCTCTGGCGTCAAATTTTTCTCTACCCTCAGGCGACCGGTCAACGCCAGGTAGGAGTTGGCTGTGACACGATCGATTGCGATTTGATCGATTGCGGTTTTAGTGAGGCCACCCCATGTGAAGGCCACCAGGGAAATCGGAGGATCTTCTTCCCGGTATGGCGGCACGTCGACACAAAAAGAAGAGCGCGGGGTGCTTCCTGCTGGGTTGCTCGTTACAGGGGCAGATGTAACTTGAGCAATCAAAATTGCGTGATTCATTGCAAGATGGTTGGTTAGTGTTTGCAGGGATTTGTTACTTGATCTGCCAAGATCTACCCTGTTTTAGAGTGACTCCGGGGATTTCCCGTCCGGCTTCGATGGCGCGACGGAGCGACGTTTTGTCTGCCGAGACTTTGGTCGTCACCCGCTGGAACTCGGTCGGCAGCTCCTCCGCCAGGCAGGAGACTTCAGTGGAGATAGATTTGCGGCTGAGCAGATTGAAATGTTCCAATTCCCAGCGATTTTTTTCTGGAAATGCGCGTGATAACGCGTGCGCCAAGCGATCCAGCATCGTTTGGGCTTTGGTGGCGTTTTGGTCCGCCAGATCAGCGAGTCTCTTGGCCTGTTCCCGACGCGCATCGCTCAAGGCAGACACTTTCTCGATAACCCAGCAGTAGCAGTTCGCTTTGGCAGCTATAGCCGCTTCTGTTGCGTCTCCTGCCGCCAGCAGGGCTTCTAGGGCGGCCACGGCGGCAGCAACTGTGGTGGGGTCGTCAGAGTCCAGGCCTGCCGCAGCATCCTCGATCTGGTGAGTGAGCTGGATTGCGCTGTTGGAAAGGTCGTACAGATTGGTTTCGTTCACTGGTCAAACGGGGGGCGACGAGGTTGCTGGTTGGCTGGAGATCCACGTTGGCGCTGGCGTGCGCCGAATGGGAGGAGTTGGCTTGGTAGGCCGTGTTGGTGTTGGCCTAGCGGGAGCAGGAGATGGAGATGTGGGACGTGGTCGCGGCGGCGCAGCTGGCGCAGCCGTGGGGGTGCTGGGGGTGCTGGGGGTGCTGGGGTCCACCTCTCGCTGTTCCTTGTCGTAGAGGGCCAGACCAAACGGGTTTCCGAAGGTCATCAGGGCGCGCTTCATGGCGTCGGTCTCGGCTTCCTTGAGAGCGGACTCATGGGCCTGGCCCAGATCGACATCGATGCCGTGACCGGCGCCGCTGCCCTCCCGGACCAGGGGTGTCAGGCCACCGGCGGTGACGGTGACGCGCACACGGGCGGTGTAGGTGACGCTCCAGCCCGGACGTTGCTGGTTGCCGATCGGACGCTCCCGCTCGGCTACAAGGTCCAGCGAGAGCGTTTCTCTCGTCCAGCCATCAAAACCGAAGATCCTGTTGGCTTCGGCGATCACATGCCAGCCTTCGACATAGCTAACTTGGCTGCCGCCTTGCCTCCGCTCGCGAACGTGCTGGCGGTCGAGTGGGGCTGCCAACTGGGCCACCTGATCGTCGGAGAGCCCTCTGCGCGGTGGGTCCATTCCGGTGGGGTTGCGTGGAACCCGATCATCCTAGCACGATCCTAGGACTCCGCTAGGGCTGTCCTAGGATCGTGCTAGCGGCTGAAGCAGCGCAGCTCGCGCCACTTCGATTGCTGCTCGGGCTTCTTCGGCAGATCGAGCGACGATGGCAATGCCCCCAGCACCCCGAACCTGCTGTTGCCAGTTTCGCTGCGCCACGCTCAGACGCCCCCCCGAGCTTGCCTTTGACTCGACCGACAAAAACACGGCCAGGCGCAGAGTGCGGCCAAGCATGGCGGGGGTGATCTCGATTTCGAGCGACTCCCAGCCGATGCAGTCGGCCGATCCTTCGCGGAGCCCACAATGCAGCGGCCTACCGCCAGGGACCACGACGTCGCCCTCGCGCAGGGCAGCCCTGGCCATAGCCAGGTTGAGGTGGGTCACTCGGATGGCCTTGCGCCCCTGGCCCCCGCCTGCCCATCCGGCCCCCACATTGTTCCTGAACAACCGTCTGGTTCCTCGTGAGAGATCAGTCCAGATCTCTCGCATAATGGCCGCTTCACGCATGGTGGTCGTTATCAGTGGTGGTTTGTGGCTCGATGACTATGTAATTGTGGCGCCGCAACAGCGTAACCGCCGCTCTGACGGCGCGAGATGGCGACGCCTTTCGATCGGACCACGAGATCGGCGCCAGCTCTCGTGCAAGCCCCTGACGGAGCTGATTCTGAGCCCATTCGATTTTTTCCTCCTCGCTCAATGCGTCCCAATTATTGTAGTTATCAGAGACGTGATTCCATTGCTCACGTAGTTCATTGAGTGACAAGATTCGTGCTGTCATCGCTCATTCCTTTCGGTCGATTCCGGTCCGATTCGCAGGATCACAACCACACCGGCATATGTCATTTCGTAATGAAGCAGCCCTGCCGCACGCAATCGGCTCAACCGCGCTCGGAGTGCTGGCTGGCTGATGAGCCATCGTTGCTGAAGCTCATCACGGCGCACTCGCAGCGGTGGTCTGCCTGAAAACCATTCCTGCAACTGGAGGGCATCGAGCAGGGTGGCATCCGCAACCTGGCAGCGAAGGGCAAGCAAGGATCCGATGTTCATTTGTTGCCACCCGAGCCCGGCACCACCACCCTGGCTCGGGTGGCAGATTTTCGCCGCTGGCGATGCCCGTAGCGGACTCGGGCCCAGCCCGTCGGGTTCGGGTATCCCCTGGCTTCTCCCAGGGCAATCCAGTCGTGCAACGTTTTGCATCGGGCCTCTTCACGGCGCTGCGCAAAAAACCGTTGTTGTCGCTCGCGTTCGGCATCATCCCTTTGGCGGCGGCGTTCCTCCTGCCCGAGGCGAAACTCAACGAGGTTACCCGGCAGCAGAACCACGTCCCGGATCTTGTGCTGCGTTGATCTGATGTGGCCACAGTCGAGACAACGATTCCCGATTATGGCGGCGCTGTAGCACTTCTCGCAGACCCTCATCGGCGGCGTAACATCCCGCAATCGCCCTTCATCGAGCGACCAGAGGTGCATGCGCCGAGCTAAAGGATCACCTAGGCCAGGCCGGCGGCAATTGCCCACATGGTCCAGCAGGTAGCAATCCGACCACGTGTTCGATTTCCTCAAACCGCGTCCGACCATCTGAAGCCAAACAATCAGCGAGTCGGTTTTGCGCAGACAAAGCACACACCCCAGATCCGGCAGATCGAGGCCAGCGATATAAAGATCTGCAGAGACCAGGACATCGAGGTCACCAGAACGCATCCGAACCAGGGCATCCCGACGCTCCGCGGCTGGGGTATCTGCCGCCACGGCAACGGCCCTGAAGCCAGCCCGACGCCAGTGCTCGGCGGTTTCATGAGCTTGTTCAACCGACGACGTAAAAACCGCCGTTAGCCTGATCGAACCGGCGACGCGGCAGCGCTCCTCCCAATGTTGAAGCGCGTCTCCGAGGATCGCCCGGTCACACATGGCGTGTCCAGCCGCCAGCTGATCGAAATCCCCTCCGCGCATCCGAATCCTGGCCAGTTCAGACGGCTCTGGCCAGCTCCACGCGCGCAGCGGAGAGAGGTGACCAGCAAGAACGAGATCAATCGTGTCCGGCGTTCGGATCAACGCATCGAACCCGCCAGCTCGCATCGGGCGGCCGTCGGTCCGCAGGGGAGTGCCGGTCAACCCCATCACCTGCGGTCGCTCCATCGCGTCCAATACCCGCTGGTAGCTCGACGCGGTTGCTCGATGCACCTCGTCGATTATGATTAAATCCGGCCGTGGGCCCAGTTCGTCCAGCCGCCGGGCGGCGGTGGCGACGCTGACCAGCTGGCAGGCAGCCGTCGGGTCCGGCCGTCGATTCCCCCAAAGCCAGCCGTGGCGGACGCCAGCAGCCGCTAGCCGTTCAGAGGTATCTTCCAGCAATTCGTGCAGGTGAGCGAGGAACCAGACTCGACCGCCAGATGACACCACATCAGCCATGCGACTGGCGGCTGTGTGAGTTTTGCCGAAACCCGTTGCGGCCACAATGATCGGCGATCGGGCTCCTGCCCGGATTGCAGCGTCATAGTCTGCGAGGGCCTGGACCTGATCAGGTCTAAGACTCATGGCTCGTCTCCTCCAATTCTGTGGCAGCATCGAGCAATTCTTTTGTTGTAGCGATCGCTGCCATTGTGAGCACGGCTGCTAATCCGCGACGGGTCGCAATCGAGTCATTACCGGCAAGTACATCAAGAAATTTTTTAGCTGCCGGCTTAGGGGTGCGGAGCGTGATCTGTATGAAATCGTTACAAAACTGCGCTGCATTGACCACACCTTCCTCAAACGGGTCAGGGTGGCCCAGGGAGCACGCATAACCTGTCCATTGGTCACAACATGTGCAGGAGCGAATGCCAGCCAGTTTTGTCTGCCCTCCTTCTGGCGACCATGAATAACCACATCGGTTTAAGCCAGCTCGAATACCAGATATAGTAGCTCGGCCGAGGGATTCGATTTTGGACAGCTCGATTGAACCGATCGCTAAAATTTGATCAACGGTGGAAATACCAGATTTGCGTAAACGTCTGAGCACGTTTTCCGATAGTTCCAGTCTATCAAGGTCGTCTTTCATTATACTTTTGGCAAAACGATTTGTTGGGGTTGGTCTTGATATTTCCCGCCACCATCCCTGTTGTTATAGGTGGTTTCACATGGATCGCCTTCAAAGAATAGAAGTTGACAAATTCCTTCCTCCGCATACACCCTGCAATCAGCTCCAGAAGAGTTGCTGAATTCCAGCGTCAGGTGTCCCTCCCAGCTGGCCTCCGCTGGTGTTGTATTGACAATGATGCCCAAGCGAGCATAAGTGCTTTTGCCAAGACAGATCACGGTGATGTTGGGCGGCACGCGCAGCCTTTCCAGGGCGACCCCGAGACCGTAGGAGTGGGCGGGCAGGATGAAATAACTGCCATCCCCATCCCGCTCTAGGGAAACAGGTTCTAGGTTAGCGGGATTGAAGCGCTTGGGATTCATCACCGTGCCTGGCACGTGACGAAAGATCAGAAATTCATTGGCAGAAAGACGCAAGTCGTAACCGTAGGAACCTGTGCCGTAAGAAAGACAGCCTTCCCCGGACTCATACCGCTGCCTGACCATTCGTGGCTCAAACGGTTCGATCATGCCTAGTGCGGCTTGTTCACGGATCCAGCGATCATTTTTTAACATAATTTGTTTTAATGAATGGTGAAGTGGAGCAGGAATCAGCGCTTGCGCCGCAGTAGAGCGATGCCGAACACCACGGCAAAAGCGCCAGCGGTTGGATCCTGTGCATCAAACCAGGTATATGAAAACAAAAATACAGAAAGATATACAATTATTGTTACGCTCTGCCGCCAGAGCGTTAGGCCGCGGGCTGTGTCGGGATCCATGGTTCGGTCTGAGGCAATGGACCAGGACAGCCTAGCACAGTCCTAGGATCGTGCTAGGGGTGTCCTAGGATGGTCCTAGGATACCCTCTGATCCATCACACGCGAGAACTAATGAGTCTGTCCAGCAGAAGCCGAAGCGGCCTTCAGTTCAACATCCGTCTGCCCTCAGCGACGATCGACGCCCTCGATCGACTCGCGGAGGGCAGCTACGATCCCCAGCGGGTCGGCACCCCGCGCCAGCAGCTGCTGATCAGACTGATCGACCAAGAGCAACAGCGCCGCGCGCTCCTCATGCTGACGACTGAGCCGACAGCATGAGGAGCGACGATGTCTTTCGAGCCGCATCGGGTCGATGGCCAGAGATCCTGGTGGGACTTGGCGGCATCAGACCAGAGCAGCTCTGCTCTCGCGAAGGCCCCTGCCCGCACTGCTCGGCAAACAACCCACAGAGCACTAGGTTTCGCTGGGACCAAGACGCTGGCGCTGGCGCGTGGTATTGCTCCCATTGCGGGGGCAAAAACGGCGGCGGTGGCGGAGGCAACGGACTCGATCTGCTGAGCCGTCTGCTCGGCCACGGCTGGGGTGCGGCGGCCATGAAGCCCACCCTGCAGGCAGTTGAGCGCTGGCTGGGCTTGGGCTCTCCTGCTCCGGGGGCGGCGTCGCTCCCACCACGAAAACCTGTGAAGTCTGCGCCACGGCCACCGTCACAACGTCAGGCGTTTGCGCTGCTGGCGGCAGCTGGCCAGCTCGCTGACGGCGAGATGTTCGTGTCCAGCCGACGCGGCTACTCCTCTCGCTGGCTGCGCTGGTCGGAGCAGGCCAGTCCTGATGAAGTGGCCGCCGCACTGGCGGCTGTGGCCGCGGACGATCTGGAAGCTGAATCGGAGCGAGGGGTGTGGGGGGCTGAGGCAGCAGCTGAGGCCGCCAGGGAGGCAGCAGCTGAGGCAGAAGAGTCCGTGGCATCAGCACAGCCAGCACGTGCGACGACCCTTGACGACGCCAGGGCAACACTGAGGGCGGCACTGCAAGATGGCGGCAGTCGGTCGGACCTGGCGGCGCTAGTGGCCCTGCTGGGCCGATCGACCGAACTAGGCGCAGGATCGATCGGCGCACTGCTCCGAGCGCTGGAGCTCGAACAGGGCGCAGCCGACGCGGTAGCGATCGAACAGGAGCGCTTGGCCGCGGCCGCACGCCATCAAGACCAGGGCGGCAAACTCCTGCTGGCGCAGTTGTTTCCAGCGAGCCTGGCACAATCGATCACTCGATTGATTGAATTTTTGCCCGCCAACGATCCAGCCGCAGCACTGTTGGTTCTGTCCGCCGCAGCTGGGGTTCAGAAGTTGGGCAGCGAGATTATTGTTAGCCGGCGCTTGGGATGGCGCGCACCACTGAATTTATATTCTGCAATTGTGGGACGATCTGGAATTAAAAAAGACCCTTTGATCAATGCTCTTTTGACGCGTCCGCTCGCTCCGATCGCAGCTGACCTGGCCGCAGCGCATGAACGAGCACTGTTGCAATGGCGGGACGAGAACCGAGGGAAAAGACGCACCGAGCAGTCCGATCCACCTCGTCCCACATTCCTCTCGGTCGCTGAATTCACCGGGGAAGCGCTGGCGCAACAGCTACAGCTTCAGGAGGCCCGTGGCCTGGGCCTGCTGATCCGACGAGCCGAGCTGGCGGCACTTTTTGGCGGTCTAAATGCTTATCGCCGTGGCCGAGGGGGCGACGAGGAGCAGCTGCTCGAAAGCTACGACGGTGGCGGTGGCTCCAGCCTGCGGGTCAGCTCCGATGGCGGTGGCCGGTTCTACCGATCCTCCCAGCTGACCATCTGCGGAGGCATCCAGCCAGCCGTGCTGCGTAGTCTGATCGGCGATGGGTCAGATGCGTCCGGGCTCTGGGCCCGGTTTATTTTTTCCCCGGTGCCAGATCGGGTCGTAGCGCTTCCCAGCGACGACTCAGAGGAGGAAGCGCGGATCACCCTGGCGGCAGAGGTTCACCTCGCAGATGTAGTAGGAGCCTTGTTCCGGCGTCCCAGGGTCTCGCTGAATCTCACGCCAGAGGCCCGGAACTTGTGCATGGAGTTTGAACACAGCTGCCAGGAGCGGGCTCAGCGAGCCACCCTGGATGCCATGAGGTCAGCATGGTCCAAAGCCGCCGGGAAAGTTGTGCGCGTGGCTGGCCTCCTGCACTTGATTCACGAGGCGTGCGAGGACGGGGAACACGGCACCGAAGTCAGCGACGGCATGGTGTTCAGGGCAATCTCTCTCGTCGATCATCTGACCCATTGGTGCCTGGGCCTCCATGAGGCAGCAGGGGAGGGAGGAGCCTCAGCCTCAGAGCTGATGCGGCTCATCCACCAGCTGGCCCTGGCAGCTGGTGGTCCCATCGGCTGGCGCGCCATCGCTCAGCGTTTAAGTTCTCGCCAGCGCCGAGAGGTTGACTCTGCCGCGGCACTGGCGGCGGTCGATGGCCTGGTGGCCCTAGGCGTCGGCTTGAAAGAAGATGGCAGGCAGCAGGGATCGTGGCATTACCGCGCCACCCGAGACCTGCCGAGCTGAGCTATTATGCGTCGGTCGGATCCCCGATCCGGCAGGCTACCCCAGTCCGTAAGGCTGGGGGCCCGGTGAGCCTCAGGGGTGGGGCTCACCGGGCCTTCTAAGCCTGCGCGCATAGAGCAGTCAGCTACTTCTATGGAATTAGACATCACCAAGTTGAAAGAGACTTTGTGCACAAGCTTGTGTCAAGAAGTTGGCCTGTATTCGAGGCAGGATAACAGAGTAATTGTCGATACTCCATTCAGGTTTCCGGATGGAGATAGTTTGTTAATTCTTGCTGAGCCTATCTCAACTGGCGGCTTGCGGCTTAGTGACTGTGGGCACACTCTTATGCATCTTAGCTATAGCATGGACGTAGATGATATCGTCAAGCCCGGAAATAGAAACGAGTTGTTTCAGCGAATAATCAACGAGAATGGATTATCCTTTGAGAGTGGACAGATCTTTGTGGATGTATCTACTGATGATATTGGCAAAGCCGTTTTTAGGCTGGGCCAGGCGTTAAGCCAGATTTTTGACATATCGTTGACGGCTCAGCAGGCCCTCTAAGCCTGCCCAGCATGCGGTGGACGCGGTAAACTGAGAACGAGCGAATCGTCGATCCCCCTGGCCAGCCAAGCCGGGGGGATTTTTGTTGGGAGCCCCGTGGCTAGGCCTGCAGTGACGGCTCAGCGACGCGCCAAGGGCCACCGGACACGCGGCTGGGGATTCCCCCTGCACAGGGCCATCAATGGCCCCTGAAGGCCGTCTGCGTCGCTCCCAAGAGCTGCTGCGAGTGTTGGCTGCGAGTGTTGGCTGCCAGTGTTGGCTGTTGGTTTGTGCTCAGATCCCTTGCGCCGCAACGGGTTTCGGCTCCCGCGCACAGGCCTCGTCGCTCCGAGTGTTGGCTGAATGTTGGCTGCCAGCCAACACTGAGATCCCTTGCGCCGCAACGGGTTTGGGGGAAAAATCAACGAGTGTTGGAGTGTTGGCTGTGAAAAAGTAAAAACGAGAGAATATGTAACGCTTGATACAAAACGAGTCAAAACGGACAGGAGGTCAAAAAACAGCCAACACTCCAACACTCAAAGAGAGAGAGAGTGAAAACCATTGGTATTACTAGGTTTTTACCTGTCCACGAGTGTTGGCTGGGCAGCCAACACTCAGCCAACACTCCAACACTCGCGTGATTGCTAGCCTGGCAGCACAGGGCAAAAAGCCAGCCAGTGACGACCATCCGCTTCGCGACCAACTCGGGTGACACCGACAAGTTGGCCGTGGCCACCAGCCGTCTGCTGGGCCAGTACGAGTGGATCGCAGCACGAGCGATGACCAGAGGCGTGCAAGGCGCCAAGCAAGCGATCGAACAGCAGATTTTCCCGATGATCGACGGTGGGCCCACGAGATGGACCCGACGTGGACTGATCGCTCGTTACGCAAAACGAAACGATCTACGCGCAGCAGTAGGCTTCAACTATGATCAAGATAAATTTTCTAAAGATGTAATCGATAAACTGTCTGATTCAGGTATGCCTACGTTCAAGGGTGGTGGAGTCCCGTCAGGTCGATATATGGAAATCGGTGCCCGTGGCGGCAATCGAGTGCCAAAGTCCTTTGAGCGACAGCTCAGGGCCTCAGGGATCATCCCTGCTAACGGTTTCGTCGTACCAAATAAAAATTTACAAGAGATTGATACTCATGGTAACTTGCCTGCTAAAATGTACACTCAGATCGGGTCACGTATCAGGGGATTGTCTACACCAGGATCAACCCAGAACGCTCCGAGGGGGCCAGGGTCTAGGAACAGGACGGCAAGGAAGCGCAAGGAGTCTGACTATTTTGTATTCTCATCGAAGCGCAAGTTCTCAAGCAAAGAACTAGCGCAAGCTACAAGAGAAGTGGGTGGAGATTCCAGGCTGGCTAGGTTTATCCTTGGTGGCCAAAGACAAGGCAAGTTTATTGCAAGAAGAGTAGGCAGGGAAAAGAGAGGATTCGAGCCTGTTCTTTGGTTCAAAAATAATATATCATATCCAAAAAGATTTCCTATACAACCTGTGGCATGGAAAGAATTCGAACGAATCTTCCCAGTGATGTTCAGAAGGGGTGTGCAGACATCTTTAATGAAAAGGAGGTTCGATTGATGAGTGATTTGCTAGTGAATTGCTCGTGACAATTGTAGTAGCCTACTGAGGGTAGTTTAATTTGTATTCTTAATAATCAGCATATCGTGGGCTATAACGTATGTGTTTGATGTGGTGTATTCTTAATAATCAGTACATCGTAAGCTATAACGTATACAATCAATCGTAGGGGTTTTGTATTCGATAGACCATGCTGAGTTATAGCTTATACAATCAATCGCAATCATTTGGTATTTGATGGGTCCTTCCAAGCTATATCCAGGGTGGGTGTATTCGAACCTCGGAAAAACTGTTGATACAAATTTTTTTTCTTTTGGTTGCACCACTATCACCCACCCCCGCGCCAGCACAGGACGCGCGTGTTTGTGGAGGAGGCAAAAGACCGCACCGTGACGCGTCATGCCTCAGGGCCCCGCGTGGGCGCAACTTCCGGCCACGATCACGATTGAGCCTCCCGCACGCGTAGGGGGCCCAAACATCCGAATCCCGGAGGTTTCCCCCGCGGCGGCCACCACCCGCGCCACCACCTCCTCGGCGGCAGGGACGCTCTCCGCAAGGGCACAGCAGATCCCCTCCTGGCGGCCAGCCCCCTTCACCAGACCACCCGCGCCAGCACAGGGCCAGCCCACGCGCCACCCCCGCGGCGGTCACCACCCGCGCAGCGGCCACAGCACAGTGCCAGCCCCGCGGTGGCCGCCACCAGCGCAGAACAATTCCGTAGCACGAACCAGGACGTTCCCTCGCAATGGCTATACTTTTAAAATTATTGAAACCGTAGGCGCTCACGGTGGATAACACGTTGATTCCTACGCCAACGACTTTTTTGATTTTTCTATCAAACCGACCACGCATTTTACTACGCAAATCGTGACGACAATTCCCTACGCCAATCGACTCCAGTGTTTCGTAGATTATTAAAATTTTGTGTTGTGTGAAATAATTCAAGCGCGCAATAGACATAGTGATTCAAAGACGCATTTCATAAAACAATTCAGACGCACATTCCGTACGCTATTGAAAGTCACGTTCTGTACGCTATTGAAAGTCACGTTCTGTATGTGATTAGAAGTCACGTTTACTATCCAATTAAAAGTCACGTTCTCTACAGTATTAGAAGTCACATTCCGTATGCTATTAGAAGTCACGTTCTGTATGCTATTAGAAGTCACGTTCTCTACAGTATTGAAAGTCACGTTCGATATGTGATTAGAAGTCACGTTCGGTAAAACAATTCAGACACGCAATAAGCATGGTGATTCAAGATTACATTCTGTAGAACAATCCCGAGTGATCCCGTCGTGAAAGCGCTACAGGATTGCCGCGTGATCCCATCACGCATTCTCCATGCGCTTGTGCAGTGATCCCACGCGCAAGCGTTGTACTTTGTGCGCGAGAATAGGCGTGACAAATCCTGCCGACGGTTCGCATATCTCTTTTCAGTGATTTTCGGTCAATATGAATAACTCCCCAGTGCCCCCCAGGAGGCGCTGTAGGACGCGTCAATGCGTCACGCGTGGTTCACGCGCGTCAACAGGTGAAGGGGCGCCGTAGGCGCCCCTGGGCGCCTACGCCAGCGCCTTGCGCACTCGATACCGAGTGATCCCCATTTCTTTAGCAATAGCGCGCTGAGATTTGCCCTCGCGATGTAAGCGCCGAATCTTCTCTTTCTTCGATTCTGTAGCGTATCCCAGTGCCAGAATAACAATAACGATTGGGAGCGTGATCCACAGGATCGCGGTAACGATCATGGACAGAATGGAGAGGATTGTTTTCATGATGGGTGTGTGGTGGGAGCGCCTTCGGCCCCCTGTGCATGCACACTACCCGCAATGAGCACGCATGGGGCGGTTTGACGCCAGATCTTAAGAATTTCTTTGGGATCAATAGGATATTTTTTCTCTGCGCGTCGATTTTTATTGCGTATCTGAGTTTTTTGGCACGTTCTTTATCGCAATTGCACAGTGATCCCATGAAGAGTTTACTATAATTAGTCACTCAGTAGATTTGTTATCAAAATTATGCGGTAAGTTAGTTATTGAAATCAGGCGTTGATCCCACGGTCGATTGACTATGATTATTCATGACATCGATTTTGTATTAGAATTGTGCCGACATTCTCTACTGCAATCGTGCAGTGAGTCCACTATTGTTATTCACTCGGTTGATTCTGTACTGGAATCGTGCGGGTGATTGTGTACTGCAATCGCGCAGTGAGTCCACTATTGTTATTCACGCTATCGATTTTGCACCAGAATCGTGCGGGTGATTTTGTAGTGTAATACGTACGGTGAGTCCACTATGATTATTCACTCGGTTGATTCTGTATTGAAATCGTGCGGGTGATTCTCTGTTTCAACCACCCCCTTACGATTTTGTATAAAAACTGACGTGGGTGATTCTCTGTAGATTTTTATCGACACAATTTACATACGCTATGCGCGTGGGATCACGGAGGATAGGCATAGCGCATTGACGATGAGTTTTTTATGTCTATTCAGTAATGGATTCCGTATGATAATTGGTTGCGCAAGTGTGTTGAGAATGGTCGGCACGGTTTATTAGAAGAATCAAAAAATTCTACGTGAGATTGTGGCCGGATGAAGTAATCCTTGGCTCTTGGTGCTGAGGTAAAAAATTAAAGTGTAGACAATGCGGCCGGGATCACCACAAAGCTATAAAGCGTCTACCGGTTGTGCGCTGTATCGGTTGTAGTTTTATCGTCAAGTTGCTGTATTTTAGTTAATAACTGCCATGCGCTTCGCTTTAGTTTATCAACCTTTACAGATATTGCTGGATCCGTGATGTTTATATCGTCTAATGCTTTGCAAAGATTTAGCGCTTGATCGGCTTGATTCATGACAAAAAATCCAATGGATGTGGAATATAAAAGCCCGCTGTAGCGGGCCGCGTTTAGATTCTGTTTTGCCGCCGCTTAATCCCTTACCTGGGCTCAAGGAGGCGTTCGAAATGGACTTCACGGATGCGCTGGCTGAGTTTGGATGGGTACCAATCGCTCTCAGGGTGATCCAGCACATTCTTGTAGGCCGATTTGACAGCAGCGTAAGAGTTACCACCAGACGCCTGGCTATTCCATCTGCTGTTTAAATACTCAATCACAGCTAGATCCAGTATCTGAAGCAGCTCAGACACGGCAGGCGAGGAGGGGCATTCGTGTGCCCATTGCTCGGCTGCAAAGTGTGATGCCAGAATTTCGGGAAGTTCGGGAAGTTTGCTAAACACTGTTTTTGTCTAGGTGGTGGGGGCACCTCCGTCCCCCGTGAGCAAATGGTACTGCCTACGGAAGGGATCGACGCGTCCTACGCAAGTTTTTGTCGCAATCCGTTACACAACGCCATAATCCAGTCCAGGCCTGCCCCCGCGCCACCCTGCAACCCAGTGCAACCTGAGGTTACAATAGTCAAATCGGGTCAAACGTATGCCTGAACTACCATCAGATTCCCCAACAACTGGGCCACCGATTGAGTTCTGGCCGCTGGAGCGACTGGTGCCCTATGCTCGAAACGCCCGGACTCACTCCGCAGAACAGATCGAGCAAATCGCGGCCAGCCTTCGGCAATGGGGCTGGACTCAGCCGATCCTGGCGGATGATGGCGGCATCATCGCCGGCCACGGCCGAGTGCTGGCCCTGCGCCTGATTTACGCGAGCGGCGCCACGGTTTGCCTGGCCGCAGGCGGGTCGATCCCTCCGGGGTGCGCGCCAGTGCTCCCATGCGCCGGATGGTCCGAGGCCCAGCGCCGCGCCTACATTCTGGCGGACAATCAGCTGGCTCTTCGGGCAGGCTGGGATTCCAGTCTGTTGGAGATCGAGATTGCTGCTCTCAATCTGGCCGATTTTGATCTGGAGCTTCTTGGCTTTGACTCAAACGATCTGACCCAGCTCCTGGGCGGCGCCTTCGAGGGAGACGAAGAGCCCAGCCCAGAGCAGCGTCAGCCGCCAGACACCGGCATGGCCTTGGCCATCGTGCTATCGCCTCAAGAGCTGAAGCTCTGGCGGCAGACCAAAGAAAATCTCGGGTTTGTATCAGACAAAGCGGCGCTTTTGGCGCTGATAGAAAAATTTACAGAGGAGGAATCATGAGTGGTGGCGACGGCATTCGTCCCTACGCGGGTGAATTTTTGGTCAGTCCAGCAGGGCTAGAGCTTAGCATGAATTGGTGTGGTCATGATTGTACCTATTGTTTCGCTAATTTATACACTCCTAGCCGCAGGGCGGACATTCGCGGAATCGTAGGCCTTCTGTCCGAGTTCCGCCAGCGCCGCAGCCGAGAGGCCTTGCTGTTGCAGGCAAACGTGCCGATGCTAGTTTCGAACCACGTCGATCCGTTCGCCGGCACTAACGCTCCCCAGTTCGAGCCAATCTGGGAATTATGCGTCGAGCTGGGAGTGCAGATTGCCTGGCAGACTCGTGGTGCCCACAAGGCACATCGGCGCATTTTGGATCGCGTGGTCAAGGAGACGCCTCGATCGGTGTGGTATATTTCCATCCCGATGATTGATGATACCATTCGTGCCCGCGTAGAGCCACATGCGCCAAACATCGGCAGCCGACTGGATCTCGTACAGCAACTGATCGAAGCGGGTCATGTTGTAACAGTTGGTGTCAATCCGTTATCGATAGATTGGATGCCACGGTTTGAACCGCTGTTAGATCAGCTTAAGAAATTTGGTGTGTGGGGTGTGTGGATTCAAGTGCCATATTTTTCTAAGGCATTCAAAAACAATCTAAAGGCAGATGCTATATCCCGTCTTGGACCTCAATTTATTAAAAACTGTGGCCAAAGGGGAAAAAAGGAAGATATTGATCACGCGCAAAATGCAATGAAGTACGCAAAAGAAATTGGATTACAAGTGTTCAGCACAAGTTATGAAGAACCCACTAGATTTTTTGATCCGTGGCATGAAGTGTATTCCAGGGTCATGCCATATTGGCATCAGTTTATCAATGTAGTTGATTACGCATTAGGCGATGAAGATGAAGAAAAATACTTAATAGTACAAAAGGAAGATGTTCTCAACATTCTGTCACCCCTGCCAGAGTGTGACTGGGCTGAGCCCCTGCGTTGCAGGAGGGCCAAGCACTATCGAGCGATCACAAACACGCCGGCAGGTTACAAACTACCAAAACAAAGTGTAGAGGGATTTTGGAATATAGTTTGGAATGATGATTTGTTTTGCAAGCGCTTTGGCCCAACATCGTTTGCCCGGTTTGCACATGCTTGTATTCTCAAAGACGGTAAGATCATTCCGTTGCTTGACGAAAATGGAGACAGGCTTGTTTTATATCGCAGAAAAGAGTTTCCATATATTTTCGTAGAGACACCCGAGCTGGCATAGAATGATGGTCGTAAATTTTCTAACAAACCACCATGGCCGGCGATCTTGCCAAAATGCGACGGATGCTAATGGAAGAAACCTCCAAAAAATTGAGCGGCGAAACGCCCAGCTCGGGCCAGACCGCAAAAGAGCGATGGAAAGAGGAACAATCGACCCTACGCCTCGCAGACCGTTTGACGCGACCAAGGAAAAAAGGCGAGCCCTATTTCCCCGAATCGTTCTATCGCGGCTCGGTATAGGGCGAGCGCTTCGTGACCCTGGCTCCTGGGGGGGCCAGGCATGAGCCTGGCAGCGCTAGCTTACGCGCGTCACCGGAAGGAGCGCGGGCTCCCTGGCGGCTCTCACCAGGCTGTCCTTAAAGCAATTGCTGATGGCCGAATCTCGGCTCCAGCTGTGCGCCGCGAAGGTGTACAGTGGCTGATTGAACCCGAGCTGGCGGATCGTCAGTGGGCACAGAGAACCATCCAACGTGTCGGCAATGACCCGTCAGTCTCCCACGCGCAGGTAGAGGAGCAGTCGGCAATCAGGGGCGTCCCGGCGCTGAACGTGAGCAAAAGTATTAAGGCAGCGATCGACGCGCAAAGAGCCGAAGCTGATCTTAAAATGGCACGAATCGAGCTAGAACAGTTACAAGGAAAACTGGTCTATCTCAGTGATATGAAACAGGCCTACAATGCTGTGCTAAATACTATGTTGACACGTGCTTATACGGCTGCTAAACAAATAAAACTGCAGATTCCACATATTACGCTAGAAGATATGCAAACAATAGAAAAAATCGTGCTAGATGTATTTGAGCAGACATCTAGCGACGACTTCGATGATTTACCAGAATGATTAACCGAAGTATTCGCTCCCTGGCACGTGCATTAGCGGCAGGGATAAAACCGAAGCCGCCAATGACAATGCTCGAATATGTAGAAAAATATGGATATATCACAAGTCCATCAGATGGCCGCCAGAAATGGTACACACGTCCGTACCAGCGTGATTGGTTTCTTGCGGCAACCGATCCAGAAGTGCAGTGCATGGTGTGCATGAAACCGTCTCGTGTTGGATGGTCTGAATATGTAAAATTTGTCGTTCAATTCTTTGTAGACTGGAGGCCATCGAAGTTAATGATTGTCCAGCCCACAGATGAAGAGGTTAAAAAGTACAGTGACGAAGACATTGAAACAATGTTTAATCCAGTGCATGGTGCACCAAGATTGATCAATATGCTTGACAATAAAAAATCACGGACGTCCCTCAAGAATACCTATAACTATAAGCGTCTGACTAACGGTTCAATCATTGACATCAGACACGCTGGTTCCGCTGGCTCAGCCAGACGAGTCAATCGAAACCCGATCCTAATCGAAGAGCCAGCGGCTTATGCCCAGCTTTCGGAAGGTGACACGCTTCAGTTATTCCTCCAGCGAGCTGGAACCGCTGTGGATCCGTTTTTCACCATTGGAGGAACACCAGTTGTCCCAAACGATTATATGGAGCAATGTTTAAGATTGGGTGATCAACAGTATCGCTACTATCCATGTCCACACTGTGGCCACTACCAAGAATTGATGACACGCGGAGCGTGGGAGCGGTTTATCAAAGAAGGCAAGAATGCTGGCAAGTTAATCTGCGAAAACTGTACTAATCCAGAGACACAATCGCCGCTGATTGAATATCGTCACCTGCGAACCATGGATTTGCACGCTGGCTGGGCATGTCCACTGGAAGGCGTTGATCGCAAAAAACAGATTCTGGATGACGATGGCAATCCGATCTGGCGCAGCCAGCAGGTTGGGCCCGGAATGAGTTATCACCGCGCGGCCAGCTGGTCAGAGCTGGCTCGTCGCTACCGCAACGCGTTAGCACAGCTGCGGATGGGCAATCCCGATCCGATGCAAACATTTTACAATACTGATATGGGGCTTTCTTTCGAGCCAGCCGCAGCGTCGCGAATCACGGCCGATGGACTCGCCAGGCGTCTTCAGGATGCCGCATCCGGCAACGGGTATCCCTGGGACGAGAGCGACACATGGGAGGCTCCCACGGGCGTGTTGGTCATCACGATCGGAGTCGATGTGCAGGGCGGCGGCGGCACCCAGGGGGAAGGCCTGCGGATCCACGTCTGGGGTTGGGGTCGCGGAGAGGAGAGCTGGCATCTGGCGGAGCTGGCGGTTGATGGCGACCCGCAACAGCTGGAAACACTCGATCATCTTGATGCCGTAATTGCCAGTCGTTGGCTCAGGCAAGACGGGGCCCAGCTCCCGGTTGCGCTGGGAGCGATCGACGAAGGCGGTTTGGCCACGGAAAGTGTGCGACGCTGGTGCGCTGCCCGCGTAGGTCGGTGGATTCCAGTTAGAGGTCTGCCCCAGCCAAATGCGGAGTTGCTCGGACGAGGCGTGGCCGTGGAGATCAATGCAAAAAATCGTGCTGCCAATCGTGTTGGGCGAGATCTTATGTACTACTCAGTCGGGTACGAGCGATCGGTAAACCAGCTGGGAGCGCAGCTCAATGTGAAGTTTCCTGGCCCAGGGTATGTTCATTTTGGACGCTGCACATCAGCGCAAACCCTGGCGGAATTGTTTCCTTGGCGCCGCACTCCGATCAGTCCGCGCTCACACCAATACCACTGGAGTCTCCCACAAGGAGCCAGGGACGAGGCAGGGGACTGTCGGCGTTACGCGTATGCCGCTCTGCTGAAGTTTGCCCGCGCATATCCCGGTCCTGACGTGATGTGGCCGCGTCTGGAGGCTGCTGCGCTGCGCTCCCTCGCCCCACCGCAGCCTCCTGCGCCAGTGCCGCAGAAAACTAGCTGGCTAGAAAGCGGTGCCACGGCAGGGGTGCGCACTAACTGGCTGAGGCGATAGGATAAAGGCATGGCATATACCTCACAACAACTGGCGGACCTCAGGGCGGCGATCGCGGAAGGCGTGCTGTCGATCACTGAATCCAACGGTCATCAGGTGACATTTCGCTCCCTGGCGGACATGCGCAGGATCGAGGCTGCGATGGTTGCAGAGCTGGAAACCAGTCAGCCCAGAATCAAGCGGACTGTTTATACCCCATCCAGGTATCAATAATGGGCAAGAAAAAGAGCAAAAAGCCAAGCAATACCATAGTTTATTCCAGATTTGATGCTGCGCAATCAACTCGAACCACAGAAAGCTGGTTTGCTCCTAGCACGGGTCCGAACAGTGCGATGCGCCAGAGCTGGAAGTGGCTGGTTGATCGCCATCAAAATCTAGCAGATAACGATGGATTGGCCAAGAAAGCTGTAGGCGTGATTGTCAACAACTGGATCGGAGATGGCATCCTGAGCACACCTGTCAATGCAACAAAAAGATACAAGAATGTTTATACGGAGTGGATGAGAATGCTGGAAAGTGACTTTTATGAACAATTCAATCAGTATGGCCTCCAGTCGCTAGGCGCGCGAACTGCAGTTGTTCGCGGCGCTTATCTGATCAGGAAGCGGGTCAGGCCTGAGCTGTTTGAAAAATATGGTGTTGTTCCGTTACAGATTCAGATCCTTGAAGCGGAATGGCTTGACACCACCAAGGACAACGGGACTGATATAATCTTTGGTCAGCAGTTTGATGCTGATGGCAGACTGGAAGGTTATTGGCTCAGAGATCAACATCCTAGTGAATCGATGTTGTGGAAGGGCGTATCGCTGCGGTCCACGTTTGTGCCAAAAGATGAAATTTCTCTAGTCTTTGATTGCTTAAGGCCTGGCCAGCGCATGGGTTTGCCGTTTGGCACAGCAGCAATCTTGACGTTGCGTGACATGGGGGATATAAGAATCGCACAGCAACTTAAAGACAAGATTGCGGCATGTTTTTTTGGTGTTACATCTGGTGAAGAAATGTATAGGTCTAATCCCGGTGATCCAACAGAAGATGTTATCGGTAGCACCATCTTTGATGAGATCACGCCAGGAACCGTACAACATCTCCCGTCTGGCAGGACGTTCCAGGCCTTCACGCCGCCATCCGCAGGCGATTTCTCCGCTACTCAAAAAGTCTATGCTCGAAGTGTGGCCGCAGCTTATGAGATCACATATGAAGCGCTCACAGGTGATTCAAGCGACGCCAATTTTTCAACGTTCCGGGGGCAGTGGCTGGAATTTCACAGGCGGCTGGCTCACCTGCGATGGAATGTAGCGATTCCTCTCCATTGCGCTCGCGTAACGTCCTGGCATGACGAATTAGCTCGCATGGTGGGATTGCTCAAGAGTTCAGCCGTGGTCGCATGGAACCATACGCCACCACGTCGCGAGATGCTCGATCCGACCAGAGAAATCCCTGCGCTGATTGAGGCTATCAAGGGCGGTGTGACAAGTTTGTCCGAAGTTCAGCGATCCCTAGGGTCCGTGCCGGACGAAGTCATCGCGGAGCTGCAGTTTGACGTGGAGCGCGCGCGGGCGGCCGGCCTTCTTCTGTCGTGCGATGGTGCGTCAGATCGCCCTAGTCTGCCAGCAGACGTAGAATCACCTGACCAATCAGTTCAGCCATGACAAACACTATCGCGGCGCCCACCACTGGCGTCTCGGCCCAGTTTTACGCTAACGGGCTGACGCTACGCCTCTACGGAGATGTCGGCATAGACGTGACGGCTGTCGATGTAGCCAGCGAGCTTCAAGGAGCAAACGGCAGGGACGTTTCCGTTCACGTTTTCTCCTCTGGCGGATCTGCCTCTGAAGGCCTAGCAATTTACAACATTCTCTCGTCATATTCTGGTAGTGTAACAACAATTATTGATGGCATTGCCGCAAGCGCAGCTGGCATAATTTTTATGGCTGGATCCAAGCGAATCATGCCAGAAAATACATTATTTCACATGCACTCGACATGGGGCTACGCTTCTGGTAATGCCGAAAAAATGCGCAGCCTTGCGGAGCAGTTTGACGCCCATACTCAAGCATTCATAGAAATTTATATCAAAAAATCAGGACAAGATCGGGAAAAGGTAAACGAATGGCTGATTGCTGGGAGCGGGAACGGCACTTGGTTTTCTGCGGCCGATGCTCTGGCCATGGGATTTGCCACAGAGGTCGCTCCTGCCGAGGAGGTTCGAGCGCGATTGCCCGCCCCCCCTGCCGGCAGGCTTGACAATGCGCCACCGACCTTAGCGACATGGTTTACAACATCCGCTAACATTCCTACAGAATTCGATTCTTCAGCTCAGATGCCCGTTTCCGCTAGCGCTGCCGAAGCGGCGCCCCCTGCTCCTGTGCCCCCCGCCCCGGTGCCCCCTGCCCCGGTGGCCCCTGCCATGGCGGCCGTCTCAGCCCATGCCGCAGCCACGGCATCAGAATCGAGCGCCGCCGAGCTGGCAGCCCTGCGACGCGAGAACGAAATCCGCCGCTGCGCGGCACAGGCCTCGCTTCCTCCCGATCAGGTGGATGCCCTGATTGCCGGCGGCAAGCCGTTCGCTGATGTGGCCCTGGAGATTGTCAGGGCGCACGCTGCCACCGTGGAGAACCGCAGCCAGGCGGGCCACCCGGCGCGGATCGGAGTGACTCGGGATCACGGCGACACCATTGTCGAGGGTCTCACGGATGCGGTATTGGCAAAAATCAAGCCAAACGACGCTCCGTCCGATAAGGCCATTCCATATCGCGGGATGCGGATGATGGAGTTTGTCCGCACTTATGCCAACTCACGGGGGATCAACACGGTGGGAAGGACCCCACATGAGTTGATCTCTCTGGCACTTCACGTCAGCGACGACTTTTCCAACATTCTCTCTAATGCTGCGAACAAGTCGATGATGACTGGATGGGCTGAAGAAACCCACCAATGGGATCAGTTTTCACGGCGGCGCGATCTTCCCGATTTCCGTCCAACGAATGACATGTTTGTCTCCGGATCTCTTGATCCAATTAAGGTCAATCAAGGAGATCAATCTGACAAAACGAAAATTGATGCTCGGATGGAGGGCAGTGAGTATCAAATGGCCACCCTTCAAGACGGCAGAACATCTTGGCGGCTTGACAAGTTCACTCGTGGCCTTCGGGTTGCTGAGGAAGTTTTTATCAATGACGACCTAAGCGCCCTTCAGGCGGTGCCGGAAATGTTCGGCCGCGGCGCTCGACGTGTTCAGGCCAATGCGATTTATGCCTTGATCACGGGCAACGCGACGGTCTCAATGGACGGCCTACCGTTGTTCCATGCCAGCCACAACAACACCGGAGCAGGCCTAATCAATGTTGACGGCATGGCCACCGGCATGTTAAAGCTCTCAACCCAAAAGGATCCAGCCGGTAATCCATTAGAGCTTGAGCCTGATTTTTTCCTGGGACCCAGGGCACTTCAGGCAACTGCTATGCAGTTTTTGTATCCCAATAACTATGCTCCCAGCGTGTTGAGCGGCAATGCTGGTCCCAATCCCTACGCTGGCGCCGTTCGCGATCTGTACTCGGCCAGGCTGGACACCACGAGCACTACTCAGTGGTATTTGATCGCTGGCCCCGGCAAGGTTGAGGGAATTGTTTATGGTTACTTGGAGGGCGAATCTGGGCCAACCCTGACTACAGACACCAAGCGCAATCCTGACTGCGTGGAATTTTTATTCCGCATGTATTTTGGATGCGCGATTAAAGATTGGCGCTTTATCTATCGCGCTTCTGGTGTTGCTCCCTAATAGCAACTTCCCGATCAATTCTATCTCTTTCATCCAATGAAAAACCAAGTCAGGTCTGAGGCTACAACGATCCCACTCACCGCTCCCTACGCGGTGGAGTCTGGCGGCGCTGCGTTGATCGGCGCTTACGTCTTCATCTCCCTGGCCAAGCTGGCTAGCGGCGAGATCGGCCAGTTCACCCGCGAAGGTGAATTCACCTATGCCAAAGCCACGGGCACCGGCACTGGCGGCGCCCAAGGTGCTTTGATTTATTGGGACAACACCGCCAAGCTCTTCACAGGGGTAGCGACAGGCAACACGCTTGCGGGATTTTTCTCCGTGGCGGCTGGCAACACTGACGCGACCTGTCAATTTGTGTTCAGCTGATGAGCTGGGCCAGCCGCCAAAACCTGCTGGTCCGCGCATCTCACCGGATCCTCGGCGCTGCCTCGGTCACCTGGGGTAGCGCTCAAGGATTTGGCAGGCTTCGTCTAGCGACGGAGATTGTTCTAGATGGAGAGATTGCACGTGTCGATGCAGTTCTAGACAATCTCCCGTATTCCGTTTTTGGCGCGATTAAGCATGGCGATACCATTACGGTTGACGGTAATACATTCAGAGCCGAGTGTGATCCGTTCCGCTATGGAGATGGCAATTACTGCAGGCTGCCACTTTCTGGTCCGATCGGAGTCGTACTGCCGTCATTCCAGCGACCGCCGAACAGCCGCCAGGCGCTACTGGCCAGGGCAATCAATCGGACTTTTGACGCGGTTCCTGTTGTCTGGGGTGCAATCCAGGGTGAGGGACTGCTCAGACTGAACTCGCAGCTGGTGATCAGAGGAGAGGAAGTGATCGTCGATGCTGTGATTGAAAACCTGCCCTTTTCTGTGTTTGGAGAGTTAAAGTATGGCGATCAACTTGTAATTGCTGGAAATACTTACATCGTTGAATATGGTGTGATACGTTTTGGAGATGGGGTGTTTTGCCGGGTGCCATTGACTGGTCCGATCACCATCACGCCACCACCCGACATCAGCGTTCCCTTGACGACCGTGACGGGCCTGGGGCTCGTGACGACCGCGACGGGCCTGGGGCTCGTGATCCTCCCCGAAACCTGAGGCCATGGCTGACATCCCCGGTTCGATCTCATCCCAGCCAGCCGCAGCGACGCTGACCGGCGCAGAGGTGCTCCCCCTGGATCAGGCGGTGGGCTCCCCCGTGGCGGCCACGGCGCTGGTGGTGGGCCAGGGCTACCGCATTGTCTCGCTCGGGAACACCAACTGGGCGGCAGCCGGCGCGGGCGCAACTCCAGCGGTGGGCACCGTGTTCGCCTGCACGGCGGTGGGCACCGGCACCGGCACAGCCCAGCAGTTGGTAACTCGCAGAGCGACGACGCAGCAGGTGGCGGCGCTGGCGCCTGGCACTGACCTGGCCTACGACCCTACAACTCGACTGTTGACCTCCTCCACCGGGGGGGCTGATGTCACCCTGCCGCTGGCTGGCACGGTCGTCAGCGGCGGGCCCGTGGCGGGCCTGCAGACCGCAGCGGACGCGGCCCGGGTGGCGCAGCTGGGCGAAGATGACTCGCCGCAGTTTGCGGGCCTCGCGATCAACGGCACGGCCACGGCGGCACAGTTCGACGGAGATCTGACTGGAGCTGTTTCGTGCCATGTCAAAAACGTGTCTGACGCTCCACTGGCGGCTTTGACACCTTTAGTGGTAGTCGGCAGCCAGGGCGACACCGACATTTTGGAGGTGGTCCCGGCACGCGCAGACTCATCTTCGACCATGCCTGCGGCTGGCCTTGCGCTGGCCGCGATGGGCACCAACGGCATGGGCCACATGATCACGAGCGGAGTTGTCACTAATGTTAATACAGCTGGATTACAATCTGGTCAATCACGTTTTGTCGCGCCAACTGGAGGATTGACCGCTACAAAACCTGCTACGCAGATTCAGCAGGTTGCAATAGTTGGGCGCGTGCATTCCTCTACTGGCACGCTGATTGTTTCGGTCGGTCCCGTGACGGGCTCAGCGGCTTTCGCAGCGACGACTGATTTCGCAACAGCACAGCAGGGGACTGACGCCAGAATTCCACTGGCGCACAAATCAACGCACGCCACGGGTGGAGCCGATGCGCTGACAGCCGGCGATGTGGGGGCCGACCCTGCAGGCACAGCGGCTAATGCCCTCTCCTCTCACCTGGTGGCCGCGTCACACTTTTCCCAGGCGCAAGTGCGAGCGCTGCTAAGCGCATCCTCGCCGCTGGCCTACGACGCCAACACAGGAGTGTTCAGCCTAGGTGCTATAGCATCATCCAAATCATTTGATATTCAAATCTTTACGGTTAGCGGCACGTGGACCAAGCCAGCTAATGCGGTTTTAGTATATCTATGGATGGCGGGCGGTGGCCCTGGCGGCGGATCGGGGCGCGTAGGCGCTGCGGGGACCGATCGTGGCGGCGGCGGCGGCGGTAGTGGAGCAGCAGGTATATTTTTGATTGCTAATGCGTCGCGGTTTGCTGATTCTGAGGCTGTTGTTATTGGCGCGGCCGGATTAGGCGGAGCGGCTGTTACCACTCCAGATACTAACGGGAATCCAGGCACAAACGGTGGCACAACCACGTTTGCTGGCATCAACGCGGTCGGCGGCCTTTTTGGTGGGGGAGGTACTACTACGGTTGGCGCAGCTGGAGCTGCGCGAGCAAATAGTTGTTTTCACCACCTTGTTGATACAGCACTGGCATCTTCAATTGCAGGAGGAATAGCAGGGACCAGCACGGCAAATGCCACAGGCGTACGACCGGGACCTGGCGGGGCTGGAGCCAGTCTCTCCTCTGCAAACGCTAGAACAAGTGCTGGAGGAACATCGGCGGGCTTGACAGGAGCCACTATCGGCACCGTATTTCCTAATTCCGGCGGTAACAGTGGAGACGGAGTAAACGGTACAGATGGGCAATTTATTCAGTATTTTGGTACTGGCGGCGGCGGTGGCAACTCTAACCCCCTCGGCAATGGTGGGCGAGGAGGAGATGGGATCGCCTTCGGGAGTGGCGGCGGTGGCGGGGGCTCTGCGCCAAATGGATTCTTCTCTGGCCGTGGGGGACACGGAGGGCCAGCTATATTAGTAGCAATGACGCTTCTATCATGAAAAGAGTAGCAATCGTTGAAAATAGATTTATCACCAACGTAGTTCTTTACGAAGATTCTACGCAGTTGTCACAAAATGAAATACTGGAATCCGAGGCGCTTGAGCAGGGATTGCAGTGGGCGCCACTTGATCACCATGAGCCAGATTTTGCGGCCATGGCGAATGCTCTGCGGACGGAGAACGGGTTTGTCCCGGCGTTTTTGGCTGCCAGCCTAACGGACCCCCTGGCGGCAGGCTCGCTGCTGTCCAGATTTGATATATTTAGCCGCGATGGAGATTACAGCCTATTCCTTCAGTCAATGACGCTTGTATTGAATGCACTTGCCCCTGAGCACGCAGCAGAGATTGGGGCTGAGTTTATGGCAATTGCTGTGCGTTGTCACATGCCGCAACAGTTCCTGGAAGACCTGCAGAGAGCCTTCAATCCGTGATCTCCGATGGGTTGGTTCAACCGCGATCCACCACCTTTTGCGCCACCACCGCAGGATCAGCGAGTGACCGCGTTCTTGCGGTGGACGAGTGCCGTCATGGCAACGATTACAGCGTCGCTCGTTATCGTCATTGCAGGTGTTATGATCGACGTGAGAGACACAACGTTAAAACTAGAGATAGCAATCAGACAAAACTCGGAAAAGGATGAAGCAAGACAGAAGGATGTGGAAGCAACTACTAACAAAGTTGATCGGATGTTTGAAACCACGATTAAACATAGTATGCACATTAGTGAGATCATGCGACGGATGAACATGCGATGAGGAGCGCTCCTGCACTGGCACTCGCCGCCGCCACGGTCTGCCTGCTCCTGGCGGCCATTATCCCAACGGTCGACTGGATGCGCTGTGTGCAGCATCAGGGCGGCATGGCCTGCCGGGTGGCGGCTGGCGCTGCGCGTGAGGCGTGGGCTGGAACTAGCGCTACACTGCTGGGTATTGCCTATCAGCAAAACCGGCGATCATGACAGATACAATCCCGCTTCAGTTTCGCAAAAGTCTGATTCCTCTCCTGGCGGCAATTCCAGGGATGGGAGCATGTTATCTAGGTCGCTCTTATCCAGTCGGAGAGAATGAAGTAAAGCCTGTATGTGTGGTTCGGCACGATAAATCAGTCAACCAAGCCGTGGATACGGCACATACGCTAATTAGGCATCTTACCGTGTTGCGAATTATATTATTGTTTGATGTGGTCCCAGGCGGGCCTTCCCTGGACGAGCAGGCAGATCCCTACCGCCAGGCAGTCCACGGCGTCTTGAACGGCCCTGCCCGCGCCCTGCCTGGCGTGCAGGGGATTTACTACCAGCAAGAGCAGCCCGAGCTGGATGGCGATGCCGGCCGGCTTGATTTGCTCTACAATGTGCTGCAATTAACCACTCAATCGGATCTCACCCAGACGCTATGACCTCGCCGACCCCGCCACCGGGGCATCCACTCCCCACCACCTGGACCCCTGGCGGGTGGGTTTGGTGCCCCGAAGCCGACGACTACGTGCCCCAAGAGACGCAGCAAGAGACGCCAGAGCGACTCCTGCTTAGCCCCGCCAACGACATCATTGAGGTGATCTGAAATGCCACAGTTTGACTCGATGGTGTCGTTCGTCAGAGCGGGCGGCACCTACGGCGCCACACCGACGTTTGCGGCCACCGACGCCCTGGCCTGTAGCGCCGTCGCAATCACCCCGCTGGAGGGTGACATCGTCGAATTCACTCAGGTTGACGGCGAATCTGGCCGGGTGGCGAGCCCGGTCATGGCCAAAAAGCGCAGCAGCCTCACCCTGACCTTTCACCTGGCCGGCAGCGGGACCGCGGGCACGAGGCCCCGCTGGGCTCCCGTCGCGGAAGCCTGTGGCGGCACCTGGGCTGACGTGCTTGCGAGCAGCAATACTCTCTCCGAGGCCAGCCTTAACGGGTCGCTGGGGTTCGCCGATTTCCGAGTGTTGATGGCCGGTCGCAATTACCGCTGTCACGGTGCTCGCGGAAACATGGTTCTGACGTTAACCTCGGGTGAGCTGCCGACAGGTCAGGCCACCTTGCAGGGGCTCTATACCTCGCCAGTGACCCAAACGCTGGTCTCGCCAACGTACACCAACCAGGCACGGGCCAGAATCGTTGACTCCACGAACACGCCTACGGTGCAGATCGGACCAAATGGTGCGCCGATAGCCCGTTGTATCTCTACATTTTCGCTTGATTTTGGATGCACAGTTACCTATTTCAACCAGGGAGGTTGCACCAGTCCTGAAGTAAGAATTACCGCCAGGCAGCCGACGGCAACCATCACGTATGAGGAGACCACGCTCGAAGAATTCAACGTTTTTGATTTTGCCGCAGATCAGTCTCCACCAATCCACGAATTTACAATCGTGCATGGCCCTGTCGGAGCACGCCAGACAATCACAATTCCGAAGCTGACCTATGGGCAGCCGTCGCACGAAAGTGTTGAAGGAGTGCTCTACACTACGGTTGAGCTTTACCTCCAAAGAGCACCAGGATCGACAGGATTCTTTACCTGGAAGCAAGACTAATTCCACCCCATTCTTGAAATCGTCATGTTCAACCTTGAAGAAAAGCTCGTCAACTTTCACTATCCAGTGAGGGGTCAATCCAATCAGAAAGAAGTCTCTTTCATGGGTCTATTTAAGGCCTATGAAACTGACGCCGAAATTGATGCGATTGTTTCACAAATCTCTGATGAATTTGAACGTGATCCCAATGGCATCGGCCCTGGGATGCGTCGGTTGGCGGCTGAGTTTTTCCTCGGCTGGGTTAACGCCGAAGGGCAGGAGGATTTCTGGGTTACCAGCGGCGACGGCACGGCGCTGGAGTCCACTCCCGAGCTGATCGAGAAAATGCTCTCCAAACCCGGGGTCGCGGTTGCTATCGCAAAGTCTTTCCAGGAAGCGCGGTTCGCAACTGAATCGGCGCAACTGGGAAACTCTCGGAGTTCGCGCAAGAATGGTTTCGTGGCGCGAACCCGCGCGGTCACGCCTCCGGGATGAGCGACCCAGTGGATGCAGCCAGACGACTGGGAGGTGACGACGTGGCAGCAGAAGTTGCAGCCCAGCACCAGCGACTGGAGGCCCTGCGAAGCGCCTTCAGTGGTAGCGTCCCCCCGGCCAGGCGAACCCAGACCCACAGCTCTCTGGATCGGAATCCTAGAGGCGAGCTGCTCCTTTGGCCGCAAAACCGCGCCGCTGCGCTTGTTTGGCTTCAAACCGGCGACCAGTGGCACCGGGCAGGCCTGGATGGCACCCCCGTCGCTCACGACGCTGGGGTGGCCCTTTCCTATGCCCAGGAACTGGCTCGACTTGATCCCAGCGTCAATCCGTGGCACACCACCATGGGGGTGAAATTTATCGCGGCTTGTGTTTTGCGGTTGTCTCACGAGGCTCGTGGCTGATGGCATTTTCCATGGACGCGATTCTCCGCATCGACGCCAAAACCTCAGGCCAGCCAGCACTAGAGCGACTAAGTTCCAGCCTGCGCCAGATCGGACCAGCAGCCGAATCGTCTGCTGCTGGCGTGAACCGCCTAAGCCGAATGTTGGATGCCGCGGCCAGCATGGCCGCTGGCATTGGCCTGGCGAACTTGGCGGACAGGATGCTCGCGTTCGCTGGTGACGCGTTGCAGGCGGGGGATGACGCATTGTTGGTTGAGCGGCGCATTGCGAATCTTGGCGATCAGTTGGGTGAGACGGCCAAACTGACAAGTTTTGCAAAAGAAGCCGCGCAGCGTTTCACGTTGAGTCAGCTTGACGCATCAAATGCGGTAGCCGATTTCTACGGCCGATTGCGCCCCATGGGGATCAGTCTGGAGGATGTCCAGTCGACGTTTAACGGAGTGAACACGACAGCCAGAAGGGCTGGTTTGTCAATGCTTGATGCAAAAGAGGCCGCTCGCCAGCTTGGCCAGGCGATGGGATCGGGCAGGCTGCAAGGTGACGAGTTTAGAGCGATCATGGAGAGAATGCCTGCGGTTGGTGTGGCGATTGTCAAAGTATTTAATGACATCGCTCGCAGCAAAGGATTGGTTCAAATCACAAGACAAAAAGCAGATGAGATGATAAATGAAGTGAAGACAGGAGAAAAGAAACAGACTGAAATAATGAAAAACGAAACCAGAGAAAGGGAACGACTAGCGGAGCGTGAAACGGACTCACTTTTGAGGGAGATTAGTAAACGCTATGACGCGATGCGTAGAGCGTTAGATGATAGCTACGACGATATGTCAGACGCGGAAAGCAAAGCAAGGGATGAACGACTGAATAAAGAAAAGAGCGCAATTGAAGAACGATTTGATATGGAAAGAAAGGCATACGAAAGAAGACATGAAGACATCAAGGATCAATTAGTAAAAGATGAAACATTAAGTGATGAGCAAAGAAAACAAGTTGAAAGACGACTAGAAGATGAGCGAGAAATGATTCTCGATGAAATACAGAAACGACAAGATGCTGAGCTGAAAGGTGTCATCAGCGTGGCGGAAGAGCAGGCAAAAATCCGCAGGCGCGAGATCAGGGATCAGCAGCGCGAGCGCGAAGACGCGATCCAGGAGGCACAGCGGTGGGAGGAGCAGTCTGCCAAGGACTCCCTAGATCGTCAAAAACAAGAAATGCAATCGCACTTGAATGAACAAATCCAGGCCAATAAAAAAGCCAACGAACAGATAATAGCAAGTTTGTCGGCGAGAGTAAAGGTCACTCAAGGTGATCTAAAAAAGATGGCCAGTGAAGGACTGATCACGCCAGATATTCTGATCAAAGCAATGAGAGAGCTAGAAAAAGCGCAAGTAATTGACTCCTCTCCGCTACAAAAGTTTCGTGCGGCTATGGGCAATCTGACAGCAGAAATCGGAGACAATCTGCTGCCAGTTTTGACACCGTTCATCGAAGGATTAGCGAAGCTCATCAACGGTTTTGGCAAGTTACCCGAACCACTGCAGGCGGTTTCCCTGGCACTGGGCACCATTGGAGTCGGGATTGCCGCGTTGAACGTGGGCCGGCTACTGGCGGCGGCTAAGGCGCTGGCAAGCGTTGGTGCAGCGATTCCAACGCGCTCAATGACTGACATCTACATGGGCAAAAACGCGCCGAAGCCAACGCGCTCAATGAGCGACATCTACATGGGCAAAAACGCGCCCAAGCCGCCCAAGCCGCCACCTGGGATGTTCAAGTCGTTCTTGGCGGAAATAGCCAAGGTCGCCCTGGCGCTTCGCGGGCTGACGGTTGAAGCAGGCAAATTTTTCCTGATGTTTGGCGCGGAAATGCTGAGGCTGACTCCTAGCGTCGGACGCCTGGGCACAGCGTTTGCCGGCCTGCGGATCGGCGCCACGATTGCGGGCTGGCTAGGCGCGGTAGCGCCGTTTGCGGCCGGCTTCCAAGCGGTCATGGGTGGGATCCTCGCGTGGGTTGGCTCGACATTCGTTCCAGCGATGCTGGCGTTTTTCTCGGGGCCGGCAGGTTGGATCACTCTGGGTGTGGCGGCGATCATTGCGGGACTGGTGCTATTTCGGGAGCCGATCGGACAGTTTCTCCGCTGGATCATTAAGGAGACATACGATTTCTTTGTTCAGCCATGGATTGATTTGTGGAATCAGGTATTAGAAAAGCCAGTCAAAGAGTTTTTGGGCAAGCTAGGCAATCTCTTTCAAAATATAGGATACTTGATAGATAAATTCCTGGTTCAACCTGTCAAAAATATCGTTAATGTTCTTATAGATTATGGTATTGTTGCGCCGCTGTTAGACGCGGAACGAGCCATAACGAACTGGGCAAAAGGTGTGGTAGACAAAGTGATGGAAGATGTTAATTGGTTAAAAACAGAAATTTTACTGTTCATAGACTCTGGCATTATTGCTCCACTCATAGA